AAACAGAATTTCCAAATATAAAGAGACGCTACCGTTTGGATAAGGGTGATGCTTTGTTCTTCAATACCTTAAATAATTATGAGAATATGACCAAAAAAGCGTTACATGGTGGTGCAACTGTAAAATCAGGTGAAAAATGGGTATGTAATTTATGGATTAGAAAGTATAGATACTAAATGATTTATATAATAATCACGACGATCTATAATTAGATGTATAATTGTACATATATCTAAAACAGTATACATAAAATAATACGCCATATATTCAAAATACAAATAGTATGTCGCAAATGAAAAATTTATCGCGAGATACAAAACATGTACTTTTAAAATATTAATATCGTTTTCTAATACCGAAAAATAAGATATCGCAGACATAAACATCTCTACAATTGTTAAGCGTTTTTCCATTGTCATTACCGAATTCATAAATGTTGCGAAAAACATGGTAAGATGTAAAAATTTATATATTTTACGTATTTCAATATTTCGTATATCGAAATGATTTACGGGTTGTGATTGTGGTTCTGGTTCAGGTAATGGTAATGGTTGTGGTCTCTCAACTGTATCGTCTATACCTAATGCAGGTACATCACCCGGGTTTATAACAACGTTATAATATTCAGTCGTCGTTGTCATTTCCTCTTCTTTTATTGAATAATATTTTTAAACCAATTTGTGTGATAATAGTACATTTCACTAATTTAATAATCGTACGAAAACACTTTTGATTCCGTTCACGCGCATTAATTTTTCTTATTTTATTCAAATTATCACACATTTCTATATAATCACCATCCCGTATTTTATGTTTATTATCATCAATTATATTTAAAATACGTCTCAGATACTTTTCCATATAGTATACAATAATATTAAAATATTATTGTATATAAATGATAAATAATAATACCGATAAAAATCGTAAAAATTTAAAAAACTATATAAACTCTAAAAATAAAATATGTAACGGTTTAGATGAAAAGCTATTTATTGACCAACTTGGTAAAAAGTCAGTAAGTGAAATAAGAGAGAATATTGATAAGGAATTTCGAAAACAACAACTTCGCTTTTTGGGTCGAGGGTGCGGTAATGGTATAAATCTTCGAAAGTCCCAAGGTGGGAAAAAAAGTTTTTTTAGTAAATTTAAACGGGTAAAGGCTTAATTTAAGACGACAAAAACGTTCCATTTTCGTCGATAACGAGTTCACCACGTTCGGCTAACATTTTTCGATGTAACATATGGTGTTGCTTAACATCGTCTTTGTTTTGTCCGACGTATGGTACGGCGTAGCCTTGTTCACACATCCACTTGTTTACATTCGTCCAAACCCCGTCCTCGTGAACCCAAAGTTCGCCGAGTGCGCGTCCGTATTTACCAACCGAATCGCGTTCTTGACATCTCAATTCGATCTCGATATCGTCCTTATCACACTCGACAGCTTTCGTCACCCACCCTGCAAGCTTCTTCTTGGCGTGTTTCCCGTAAACCTTTTCGGTCAAATCACGCGTTCGTGATTCTTCGGTATCGATACCGAGCAATCGTACGCGTTGGCGGATGAGTACATCGAACCCCAAATCGATAAGAACGTCAACGGTATCACCATCGACGACTTTCGAACATGAGTCGATTTTGTATTTAAATTCACATGGTTTTTGATTATAAGTAGTCATTATGTATATAGTATATTGCTTTAATCTTTAATTATAAATCAAAATCCTTTTTAGTACCACCATCGTACGCGTTCACGAAACCTGTATCTATCATTTTTTGGTTAATCGAAACCATATCCCTTTTATTTTTGTAGACGAAAACGAGCGTTCGTCCGTACTTATCGTTTTTCTTACACGAAATCCATACCCACCCGTTTACCCTAAATCTACACATGAATGGGTTCCATAACATATGTTTTGCGCGATCGTCGAACCCTAAAAAACTTGCAAATGTATACTTCGCGCGTTTTGCCATAGAAATGTGTTTATCCCTATTTTTCATATCTTTCGGGGGTTTCATTTCGGGTGAATCGTATCCGACAGTTCGGAAAGTAAATTTTAAAATGCGATTATGAAGTACGATACACGCCTTAAAAGTATCACCGTCGTAGACGTCGGTCACCCTGGCGTACCCTTCATACTTATCGAGACTAAAAACAGGTATGGAAACATCGGTTTTTGATAATTTACGTTTTGTAAAACAATACATTATACTACATTTTTCTAATTCTTTTAAGTTCAACCAAGAATGTGATGACACTCCCAACACAACGTTGCGACAGGGTATTGTTTATGTAATTCTATAAACTTCCTCAATATTATATGCGTTTGATACCCTTCTTCAGTTCGTGATTCCGAGACGGCAATTTTTAAAATTTCGGGTCGAGATTTGATTGTGTGTGCATGTGTTAAAATACATTTTTTACCTCCACTTTGTAATTCATTTTTCTTAGCACCACACCCCAAACATGAGGGTGCATTTCTAAAAAAGTTTTTTACTAAATTAGCAGCATTCGCTTTAGAATAGTGTATTATATTCTCTTCCGGTGTATCCCTTGGAATTGTAATACTATATTTTTCACTCATATTTTGAATTCTTGTTTTTTGTAATTTACAATCTATAAAGTTAATCGAATCTTTTTTTAATTTTCGAAACATACCCGAATTTGTATCGTGTAGATTTTTAATATTATCATTTATGTACATATCCGATACAAGTTCACATAAATCATCAATTATTTCATCGTTATTTTCTTTATTAATTTTCAAACATCTTGTTTTTTCGTCACGCTCAAATTTATCACCCGTCGTTAGAAATCTATATACCTCGATCATGGATCGAAATCGCTTACCTTCCGGTGAAAAGTAATAGTTATCGGTCATACCCACGGATTTACCCGATTTTCGAGTTTCTATTTTGACATACCATTCATCATCTATTTCTTGTCCCTTACTTTTTAGATATTTCTTAAGACTATTGAGAGCTGACATACCATACTAGTCTATAAATCACGTATCCTTTTAAGTTCATCACATATTTTCAGATAGTCACCTTCGGGTAAATTTCCCGAGTTTTTATCTATAAGTTCCATAACGGTTCTTGAAACATTTCGTAATGTTACATCTCTATCGTACATAGGTTCTGATAATAACGGTGGTCGACATAACCAATCCGTTCCTGTAATCGCCCCGTTGTACGAATAAATTTCACGAATGTGCATTAAGAAATCCCGTAACCGTGGGTAATGCGTCGTAGGTGACCAAACATTGTCATGTCTAAACAAATAATCTTTAATGACGAGTACGTTTTGACTATCTGACCATAAACCCTGATTATAATTAAACATGGATATTGGCCGGATCGTACCATCCTCGGGTGTAGGTAACATATCGTTACGGTTAAGATACGATGCATTATAATTGAATGAAAATATAGGGGATGCGTATGCCTCGATACTATGAACGGGGCCTCGCCCGCGTTCGTTTTCGTATATTACCTTAATAAGTATTTGTTGAATACCTTCACATGTATTAGGTATAGTCGACCTTATACTACTGTTAACAAAAGGTGTTGACGGCATTTGTTTATATTATATCATCATCTTTATCTGGTTTTACGTAAATTTCGGGTGCATCTTCAACTATATCAATAACAAACCTACTCTTATCATTCGTGGGTGAAATGGTTACAATTCTACATTTATCAGTGCTTAACATTGTTTGCCCTGTAACACTCGTCGGTATTGTAATAGGGCGACAGAGTAACATCCACATTTTATATAAGTAAACATTTCTTATTTAAAAATACTAATATAATAATATATAAAATGGGGGAAATGGAAGAATATATACAGGGAGGTATACACTTTTCGAATGAACTCATGGATTCCATCGAAGATATTTCTCGAAGATACAAAGATCATATTTCTATATCATCAGAGATCGGTCATTTCGATGAACTTGATAAAATCATGATGAAACTATCTCGAAGTCTTATACGGTATAATAGACAGTACACAGGTCTTTTAAATGATATTGTTGTAAAAGAAGAACGAGGTTTATATACAATTGCAGAATAAAATGTTACTTTAATATAAATATGTATAATTTTAGACTATACACACCCGCATTTTTTATAATATTGTCAAATTTATTAGTAACAAAACAATGTAGATCTTTAGTTAGTTCAGGAACAAATGTACCCTTTAGACCACCTGGGTGGGTTTTTGGTGTCGTATGGCCTATACTTTACTTTACAACGGGTTTTGCATGGTCTTCTAGTAAAAAAGATTATTTATTTTCAATTATAACAGCCTTGTGTTGTTTATGGTTATATATTTATTCATGTAAAAAAAATAAAAAATCTGCATCTTTTATACTTTTATCCACTGCATTACTGTCATGGCACTTGGTAAGAATTTTACCTAAAAATTCTAGAAATGCCATGATTCCATTAGCTTTATGGACAAGCTTTGCAACTTACCTCAATATGTACGAAGCATTTTTACTTAAAAATATAAGTAATATTTAAATAAAATGATACAACAATATGCCAAACATGTATATAAAGTACTTGGTCCCGGTTATAGTGAGCGGGTGTATCACAATGCGATGGAAGTTGTCTTGCGGAAAAATGGGGTACATTACGAAACGGAGAGAATAGTTCCTATTGTGTTTGAAGGACATACAATAGGAAATCTTCGTGCCGATTTAATTTTAAATAACAAAACCGTGGTCGAACTGAAATCGGTTAAAACCATGAACGATGTCATGGTCACACAAGCACAAAACTATCTACGCTTGACGGGTTTCACGGAAGGGTATCTCATTAATTTTCCTACATCACTTAACACCGATTTAGAGGTTAGGTATGTGACTTTGAATCCTCAATCTGATTCATCATGTACATAACTGGAATCATCTGGTAGATCTTTTTCCATTCACTTTTGGATTCTTCGTAATACTTTTTAGGGTCTTTAAGCCCTTCTTTTATAATTTCGTTTATCTTTTCTGTGTAGAACCTTATTTCTTCTAAACAGAAATTATAGTATGGATCGTTGTTCATTACCTGTAGTGATTCTTTATTTTTTAACCCTGTTTTTATTATTTTTAAAAAGTTCAGGTGTATTTCTCTTTTTTACCGCAAAATTTTTGAGTAGATCGCTTAAGCTATTATATACAACACCTTGACGTAATGGGTTCTTTCTCGCCTTCGATTTGGTTTTGGATTTTGGTTTTGGGGAATTTGGGAACTTGTTGTTCGTTTCCTTTTGCAACTTTTTAGAATTGTTATTACGCACTGTGAACTTATTATTCGTCATTTAGTATATATTTAGATTTTAAATCGTTGGTATATATTCCCAACTAAGAACCTCACATATCTTTTTCCATATAACATCCTGTTGATATAACTTTTCCTTTGATTTCAAAAGTGGGAAATATTTAAGATATTTATCTTCACTCAAAAGTTCACAAAATTTATAAAGTACGTACGAATAACTCAAAAAGTTTTTTCTTTCTGGGGGACAATTATCATCGAACGGTTTTTGTATATCCTTGAACATTATACGTAACCGTTCTTCAAGTTCCTGAGGCATTGATGGTGGTTTTATTCCACTTATAATATTCGTTATGTACGGGACGTGCTCGTAATATTTATTGAGTTTCAATTTTTTTAGAAGGGTGCGAACACGTGCATGTGTAATTTCATCTAAAACTTTTACCTTTATTTTTTTGAGTTCGTTACGTAGTTGTTCTATTACCTCAGGTGGTATAGTTGTCGTCTCTTGTGCCTGAAATTGAGATAACCATTCGTTAAAATGATTTTCACGTTTATACGAATAATTAACTATCTTTTCCGACGTTTCTTGTTCTTCTCTATATGTCAATTCTTCACTTATAAGTGTTGCTAAAATCATACCACAATTATCACACACTAGGTCACTTGTATCTGTAAAATGAAACACGTTACTTTCTGGACACACGGGGCATACTTCACGCTTCTTTTCTACGGGTCTATCTATATTACTCACTTTTTCTACGTCTATTAGGTAGTTATTGAATATATCTTTTCTCTGTAAACCCGATGTTTCTTTACAATTAAAAACATTATCGGTACTTACTTCCTTTTTAAGTTCATCGGTATACATTTCTAGATACGGCATACACTTTATTATGTATTCAGATAGTTCAGTTTCATATTTTGATTTATTAATGGGGTCATTTCGTATAGAGTTTTCCCATGTTTCAATTTTATTATTATACCTACTTAAAAAATTACCTTCCATATATTAATTAGATAGAATGATCGGCAATCTTTTAACTAACGTTATCCTTTGGGTGTACTCAACATTACAATCACTATTTTCCGCCCCAGATTATCGAATTGTGGATTCATCCATGGAATATTTTTTAGATTATACAAAAACACCTTTACCAGAAGAACTCGATGAATTCTGGTACGAAGAGCGTAACGAATGGGATGATGACACTGAAAGTGTTTTCAAAACATTAAACTTTTCAAATTATAAAGATACGAAAATCCCGGAAAATGTTACGAAAACTGTGGTTCGTGTTAAATATTGGTACAATAACATGATGTACAAATATTTAACGTATGATATGGATCACCCGTGGCCACCACCACGTAAGAGTGGTGTTGTATTTAACATGCCAATCGTTTCAGCTGTTTTACTCGATTCGGATGATAAACCAGTTAAGGATATTTTAAACAAGATTCGAAGATACGCGGGACCACGTAAGGATTTCCATAACGAAAAAGTTAAAATAAAGGATATGTTATTTTATGATACAGATACACTTGAAAATAATTTTCCAAAAATAAAATTAAAAAGTGTAATTGGTACAACTAAAATTGTAAGTACTGTAGACGGATATATTACTGATCTTCAGGTACCTTAGTTGCTAAGTAAAATTTTAACTCACCCAAATTAGCAACGTTATATTTTAATATCAAAAACCTATTCTGTTCTTCCTGCATGATTTGTACCGTAGAACACATACTTGTCGCCTTTGTAAATATATTCATGTATCGAAGGGAATATTCACCTGAAATTTTGGGACTTTCTTCCGTACATTCAATATTCGTTTCTTGATTTGCAAAATCACCCATACACTGTAGTTTGAGGTGTGTACCTTCCCTGGTTATTTCTATAATATTACCAATATTATGCATGTCTCTACATATTCTTTGAAAATCCATAGATGCCATTGGTGTAATAGTAGTCATGGTCATATCCGGTACTTCAATTTGATTTTCATTTATATCGAGTAATTTTAAAGCAAATTTGGTACATGTTTTCTTTGATTCGTTATGAATTTCTATATTCATAAACTCTTTACAATTTATAGTTATTACGAGAACATCATTATTTGTTATCGATTTAAGAAGTTTAAATGTATTCGCAACATTTATACCTGCAATTATATCGTTTTCACATGTATATTCTTCGAAATTATCCGATGAGAGATACATGTCAACCAATGACGTACGAGCTGTATCTAGAGTTACGATATATATACCATCTGGTTTAAAGTATATATTTACGTCGTTGAGTATATCCTTGAGTACTTCAAATGTTGATTTTATGGCGCTCGCCTGAATTGTTGCCAATTTCATATCTAAAACATATTTGTTTTAATTCTTTATATTCTTGTTATATGCATCTGATACACTCTGATTAATCTTACTTTCGAGTTCTGGGGTCATAGCAGGTTGTAAAGTTCTACCGTAATCATCTAAACCAAATAAGTCTCCTGAACCTTCTCCATCCCCTTCTAAAGTTGTTGTTGAACAACCACCAAAATTACAGGTCTCCAATTCCTTTACAGGTAAAAGTGATTCTAACCAATTTCGTATTTCATTACCGACTAAAAGTTTACCGTTCTTTGTAAGCATTGTTGGAACGCGTGTAATTTTATTTTTATATTGTGGTGGTATACCCATTTTATTAATGTTATGATATTTGACAATTTGCTTGAGCTGTGAATGTTTATTAATATAATCAATTATATCCAAACTATGGTTACACTGTGGACTATAAATTAGAAGGGACATATCTTAAATTAGACTTTACTTTTTTTTCCATGAAAAAAACACATTTTATACATTTTTTTTATATATAGAATATAGAGGAAAAAAATAAAATCTTTACACCAGTTTGTGATTACCCAAAAAAAACTTTTTTTATTCTATACGAAGTATCTTCTTGAGAATGATGTTGAAATTCAAAAATAAATTATTTTTTTACTAATCACTAAAAAGTGTAAAGATTTTAAATAAAAATAAAAATAATTATTAATATTAAATAATGAATACTATAGTATTGATATTGTTAATACTTACTGTACTAATGATTATGTCCAGGACGGAAATGTTCACAGAACAATTCGGATTCTCTGGGCACACCAAACCAGTAAAACCTGTATTATTGAAAGGTACTAATACAGATTTATCTGATTATGAAGAATCAGGTGAAGAGCTTGAAGTATCGAATGATCTCATGCAAGAGATGATTCTCGCAACAAACAAAGAAGTTTCTAAAAAAACTGGTCTTTGTACGTATATTATTGAAACGTTATCTGTAAAAAAATACACAAATAAAAATACCAATCAGGAAATTTACAGGTGTATGTTTATGACAGTGAAACATAAAGGGTTTGCACTAGGATTTTCCGTTACATCTGATTTACGAATAATTGAAGGAAAAGCTATTGTATTAAACATTACAACACAACCCATCGACGTTAAACCTCCTTCCGATCCAAGTATTTATCAAAAATCAATAAAAGGTAAAGAATTTGAAGATTATACAGAAGTTAGACAGAGTGAAATCGACATAGTTAAAAATACAATAATAATAGATAAGGTTATACCCGATTCACAAACGATGTACGGTAAAGATAGTATATAAAACTCTAAAATAATTATAATGATCAGTATTGATGAAATAACACGTATAGCTGAAAAGAGAAACCAAATGAAAAAAGAAACGTATACTAAAATTTACGAACAAATTTCAAAGAAGATACGCCAGTCGGTAGATTTGGGGCATAAATATTTATTTTGTCAAATACCTTCTTTTGTTATGGGATATCCCCATTTTAACAGAGCAAAAGCGCTACAATATATAAAACGACAATTTGGATTAGGTGGATTTACAGTTCAGATTATAGGCGAATACGAATTATGTATTTCATGGAAACCGAAAAAAAAATCACGAAAAAATGAACAACACGAAGATCCAGAAGACATAGAAGATTTTCCCACTCTCGTAAACCTTAAAAAAGCAGCAAATAAATACAGGGGAAAATAAGTAATGCGTGAGACTTAAAGTTTAAATATGTAAATATACTACAAATATGAGCGACCCTTTAAATATACTCGTCGAGGCAAAACGTGAATATATAGGTCAATTATGTTTACTCATGTGCCCAGTTATGATTGAAACATACGAAACTATGTACGAAGAAGCATATAAACTCACAAAAGGTCGAAAGGTTCTGGTAATGTATCAAAAACTCTTGAAAGAGGTTCCAAATTGGAGTGATGCTATGTCTAAACAACATACTGATAATATAACAAATAGGTGTGCATGGTTTAACGATCTATTAGCCGCAGTTTTTGTAAGTTGTGTGAAAATTTTATCCGCAGTTCGATTGAATAAAGATAATAAGAAAATTTCATTGAAACTTCCAACTAATGAAGTTTTCATTCAAACGTGTTATAACAACGCCGCCAAAGATTTATACAGAGACCCGTACATTTATCACGAAACGCAAAACGAACACGCTAGAAACGATAAATTATATGAACGTTTTTGTATATGTATTGAAACAACTGTAAAAGAACTCATACCCGTGCAACAGATTTTACAAACGTATATGTCACAAACACAAGAGGGACAAGATTTGGACCTCGATGAAGCTGAAGTTGGAGACTCCGAGGACCCTGACCTTATTGATGGGTATGAAGAGGAAACGTCAGAAGAACCATTCGACGCTGAACAATCTATGGAAGCTCCAATGGAACAATCTATGGGACCTCCAATGGAACAATCTATGGAACCTCCAATGGAACAATCTATGGAACCTCCAATGGAACAGGTAATGCAACCAGAACAAATCTCGCCATTCGATAATGAATTTAAAACTATTAACACTAAACAACAACAGCAACCAGAAGAAGAAGGTGTTTTATTTCCAGACGCATCTGAGACCCGTGCAAAAAAAGTTGGGTACTATTAAATGGAGTTCGAAGACTATTTAAGAGACCCCGCATGGGCCGGAATAATCGCCGGTTTTATAACCGCAGGATACATACACTTTAAAGCAAAGATCAACAACGAAGGTAAGCTTCCCGTAAGTGCATATACAAAACCAGCTGCACTCACCGCAATTTTAGTATTTTTTATTGTTACTAACGGACTAGGTAAGAAAGAGACCATATCAACGGAACCATTTTAATTTTCTGACTTAAAGATAATATACGTATTTACATTATAATATGACTTCCGTGACCGCATTCAATGATATGATGGGTCAATTTCTTGTGGAATTACACAAGACATTTCCAGAAGAAAAAGGCTTGAAAAAATGTTTATCGGCTTTCGATTTAATGAAAACTTCGAACCCACGTTTAGTTGTAGACGGGTTTATGCAGGGCGTTGCTCCATATGCCGATAAGATTTCGTCTAAAGACGAATCATTTTTCATAGAAGAATCTAAGAATTTAGATTTCATGAAAGGTGTAAACCTCGAAAAACATTGGGGAACTGCTTCAGAGAATACAAAAAGTGCGATTTGGCAATATGTTCAGACGTTATACATGCTCGGTACAACCATTAATTCTATCCCAGAAGACACACTTTCCATGATTGAGACAGTCGCAAAACAGTGTGCAGATAAAATGGGCGAAGATGGAAGTCAACTTGACGAAGCTGCACTTATGAAAACTATGCAGGGTATGTTGGGTGGTATGATGAAAAAATAAACTCACTATATATAAATGACATCTTGGTTTGAAGATCCAAAACAATTGGTTCGAGTAGAAAAAGTTCATGAATTTTGGCCGTCAAAGGCGCAATCTTCAGCAGACCGTGTTAACGCATCAGCTCGTTTTATTATTTACGCGACGTGTATAATTTATCTTATAAGACGTGATCCACGTATATTTGTTTTGGGTGCGACTGCACTCGGTGTTCTTTATATAATGGAAAAATCTAATATGGTGAAGGATGGTGTTATACGACCAACAAACGTATACAAAGATGAAGATAAAACATGTTCTATACCAACGAAAGATAATCCCATGGGAAATGTTCTCATGTCGGATTATGCAGATAGACCAGATAGACCACAGTCGTGTCATTACCCAACCGTAAAAACCGACGTAAACCGTTTTACTACGCATGGCATTCGATATGGACCAGCCCGTTCGCGTTCTAGTATGCCCGAATACCAAAGAAATGCATTATCGAGGCAGTTTGTAAGTATGCCAGACACATCCATAGGTGATTCACAACATTACGAATTTATCCATGGTAAAAGAGGTAATACGTGCCGCCAAGATCCAAGAATGTGTAACCCAGACGCGAGAGGGGTTCAACTCGAAGCATTTGCAGGACTCGATCCAAACGGTGATAAGAGAAGTGGTATGCATAGAGGTTCGGGATTACCCGCAGGTCATAGTACGTAATTTTTAAACAATTTAATAATAAAATAGTAGATACTCGATTTCCATAAACAAAATCTCTTGTTATAATAAATGGCGTATCAACTCCAACCAGGAATGAAAGTGGTTCAAGATCACGCGGTTCCAGCCGTTTGTGCGACCGAAGAAGTTTTTGTATATCCTCAGCCCAGTACCCTTAACTATGGGTCAGGTAGACCAAATACCATGTTATATGGGACTGCTCCATATATGGCGGGTAAAGGTTCCCCAGCACAGCATATAGAAACATCCGATCAACTCAGACCACAAAGTACATCTCGTTTCAATAAAGTTTTAGCAAAAACTCACGAAAGAAACTTTCACCCACTCCAAAATGTCAAGTGTAAATTACCACTTAGAACACAATCCTACGAACCATCGAGTACCAGAGCTGAGATGCAAAATGGATTGTTTCAGCAAAGATACCTCAATAAAAATCTCGCTAAGAAATAAGAATGGCTGATCCTATATCTATAATGGCTATAGCTGGCTTAGTTTATGCCGGTAGAAAATTAAGTCAACCAGACGAAAAATATACAATAGCAGTAGAAGGTAATGAAATAGAAGAACCTGAAGTCGTTTCGGAATTTTCGGATAGAGATGTCTCTATACAATCTGAGTATTTGGGACCTTTATCACCACTAATAGAACCATCATATAATTCAAAACAAGAAATAGGGTCATTCGCCGAAGTTGCTCCACAACAACGATCATCGGGGGGTGAAGTTTTGTCTATGAGAAATCGCATGTATGACGCAGGGCGAATGAATAATCTTTCGCCAATTGAAAAACAACTCGTTGGACCAGGTTTAGGTGTTGGACCAGAAGTTCCTGCATTTGGAGGTAATCAACAATTGTTCCGTGTTAATCCAGAGAACGTTGGTGCGTATCGCTTAACGACTTTACCTGGTAGGTCGGGTCCAGCATTTGATGCTAAGGGTGGTAGACGTGGTATTGTCGGTGAAGTTGGACACAATAGACCAGAAAAGACTGCGTTTTTGCATGGTCGCCTCCCCCCGGTTGCAGGTAGGGCACAGGGTATGAATGGTAGAATACCAAGAGCAGAACACGAACGCACAAAGAAAACAACGAATAGATCTGAAACGGGTTCGAGAACCGATACATTAAATTTCGCATCGGCAAAGAGAACGGTTTCTGCACTTACACGTGCTCAAGAACCAACACGAAACAAAGCTGATGGTTCTATCAGACAGTATCAATACAACAATCAACCAGCCCCAGGTATTAGTAGTTTTGTTGGTGGATACTTGAATGCCCCATCGACTAAGATCGGTGAAAAGAGAACACATGGTTCCGCATACACAGTAGAAGAACTTGCAAAATATGGTTTCAGACCAGACGATAGACGTGGTAAACCAAATAGAGCTGCGGGTCCAGGACGAATGAACGTTCGTGCCGATGCACTTAATCAGGGGGGTATGGTTACGAGTGTTCGTTCCGATACAACGAGAATTGATGGTCGAGTAAATGCTGCGAATGGTGCTTGGACACAACAATATAGAAACAACGATTACCATAAATTTAACGCTTATAAGGGACACGAAAATCCAAATGCTACGAATACGAGTTTGGATACAGCTAGAAGACAGCTTTCAAGTAATCCATTAGTTCATAGTCTTTCTTAAATAAATAGAAATTGAGACATACACTCATTAAAATAATGCTCCTATATTTTAATGAAGGTACATACCTTAGATATAGACAGTGGTGAACGAGACCCAGTTTTGTACCCAAATGTAGCTGATTATGTTGTACACCTAAAAAATCCTATTTATGATGTAAGTAAAATTTCACTTATATCAGCACGTATACATAATAGTCAGTTACTTATAAATGATCATAACAATACGTTTACAATAAACAATATGTCGAATAACTACGATATAACAATACCAAACGGAAACTATGATGGTACAGATCTAGCTTCAAATGTTGTTATAAATTCAGGTGGTAGGTTATCAGGATCTTCGTATGATAAAGATACAAATTCTATAACGTTTGAAGGTCCAACTCAATTTAGTTTTGATTTTTATAACGGTACAAATGGGTATAAATCAGGTGTAAATGGTAAAACAACACCACATGATATATTAGGTGTAAGTGCCTCTAACGTATTCTCTACATCCATTTCTCCTTATAAATTTTATACTGGTAGCATTAATTTACAAGGTCCCGATGCAATTATTGTTAAATTGAGTAGTGGTTCAGATGAATTTAATAAAACTGTCTTTTCCGAAACGCCCTTTTATACAGGACGTATACTTCTATGTGGGGATGTGATTAACTTTTCGGGCGTTGACGACACAGTTGAACACAATTTTGATTCGGGATCACAAAAAACGATATCAAGTTTACGTGTTCAGTTTTATTACAGTAGTAATAATCGGTTAATACCATACGAGTTTAGAGAAGCGAATCATATACTTAAACTCGCAGTCACGTGTTCTACTGACAAACTTGAGAATATTGCTAAAGTGGAAAGAGACTTTTCTCTTCCACCACCTATGAGTATCCCCGAAATGGAGGATCCGCGTAGATGGGATGCGTTTATATCTATATTTATGGTAGTCGCAACTGGTTTATTTTTATTATTGGTTATGCGTAAGCCTAAACTTATCGAGTAACCGCGAAGACTGGTTGACTTGGTCTTTGCACACGTGCAGAGACACGAGACATACCAACGTAGACCAAGATAGACAAGAGTGTTGTGAACAAGGCAGTAAGAGTGTAGTTCATACCACCGTTCTTGTTAACCTTAACAACTTGGTTAACAATCCACCTGACCAAGTCCATCCACGAGAGGGCGGCGGCAAAGGAGAAGCCGGCAACGACGGCGTTGAGGGATTGGGACTCGAGTTCACGAGCGACGAGCGTAACAGTTTCAGCAGCAGTAGACATTTTTATATATAGTATCCTGAGATTTTAATCGGGGAGTAAATCTTCTTCTATTAAAATTTTTTTATAATGCTTAGGTTTCATATATCCTTTTAACATACCAACATTTATGCGTTCTATTCCTGAGTCAGATCCCGAATCTGTTTCTGTATCGGAATCACTTTCAGTATCAGAACTATCATCGTTATCATATAATTTAAAATGTTTAGACGTTCCTTCGTACCCTTCAGGTTCCGATGTGTTCATTACTATCTATAGCATTTTTTAACATTATTTCTGACGGATTTTCTGGTTCCCACGAATCCCAATTATCATACGCCATATTCATTTTGACAAACTTATATTCGCGTCCTGTGTACCGCGTAAAAGGAATTTCTTCATCTTCAAATTCAATGTCGTCTTCTTCGTCTTCTTCGTCTTCTTCATCTTCTTCGTATATTTCTGGAAAATGTGTTCCTATTTTCTTACCAACTTCATTCATGGCACAATATTTCATGGCGTATTCTAAATCTTCGCCAAGTACCATATCTCTACCGGAAGCCTTGGCGTATTCGGCTGCGAGAACCATAGTTCTTTCGAGTACGGGCTGGATGATGTTAATAGCAGAGTCCTGGACCTGCTCAATTAAGTTTGTGGTTGCATCTTTTTCCTGTTGATTCATTATAAATTAAACAGTGTTTTAGCAATTCCGTTTTCTACACGGAGTATGTTATAACTTAGGCCTAAAACTCTAAGTTCTCTTTTAGCCAAGTTGTCTGGTAATATTTTGAGTTTTACATCCTGTTCTTTAATTAAACTAAAATTTCTTTGTCCTGTTGGATACCACCGTTCTGGTTCGAGTGCAAAACTATACGAATAGTATCTTCTAAATAATTGTGTTCTTGAATGATGTATACCACTCTGTATTGCGCGTAAGTTTATAACATTACCTGTAACTTTATCTAAAATAACACAATCGTCTAATTGTATTTCAAGGTTTTGTAAATGTTCATAATTTACATATTCACCGTTATATAATTGGTAATTTGAATCATAATCAAAATTTGTAACAAAATGACCACCTACAACCTTTCTAAGTCTTTGAATTATAAAAAAAAGTTCCTTGATGGGATTTTTAAATTTAAGTTTATGTTTAACATCAATTGTAGAACTCACATCTAAATCCTGTGGTATTATAGATTTACTCTCTTGTATCTGAGTTATTATATAATCTATTTTTTTACTTAATAACATCTGTTTTTCTTCTGCATCTAGAGAAACCATTTCAGTTGTTAATTTTAAACTTTTTATAAGTCCTTTTGTTTGTACGAAATCACCTAAATAAAAAATTGAATTACTATTTGCAGGGTTGGTTGTATCATACCCCCAAACACAATCTTTTAGATCTCTAAGTTTTATAACAATTTCTATTTCCTGACCTGTTATGGCACAAAGTGGTACAGCCAGTTCGGGATTATTATAAAAATAAAATGGTATATCAACAAAATATTTAGTATCAGAAGTTGCTAAACCTATATACCCCGCAATTTGAACTGTAGATACATTCGTACCTGAAAGTTCTAAAGGTGGTTTACCAATAAGTTTCTCCAAGTTATGTTGTTTTGTTTGTGTAACGTAATTATCAGAATATATAGCTAAGAAATCACTTGGTATATGTTGAATAACCTGACCACCTATCAGAATTTCTACATACTCAATCATGGCGTGACCTATAGATTCTACATATCCTATACCTTCGATATTGTTTACCAAATTCTGTTGTATACTAGATAATTCAACTTTCATACTTACAGTTTTAAGAAGATCACCTTGGTTTTGTGGTATGGTACACCGAATAGTGTTACCAAATTCCACTTCACCTTCAACGTCTAAATCAACAAAGAATGGTGCAAAGTTTGTATGTTTTTGAAAATTCTTTACGAAATAGGTATACTCTGGGTCGTCTGTAAAAAAAGCGTCCTGTGGACCAGATGTTTCTAATTGAACACGACCAGCCATTACTAGTATAACTGACTAAAATTTTAAACCCCCAAGACCGCTGTTTATACGTAAAACGTTATAGTTTACGGCGTATATGTAAACTTTGTGTCCAAAACTCGCGTCTGGTGTATCGAGTTCAATATCTATGAAATTGTGTGATATTCTACTCATATTAACTTGACCAGTAGGGTAATACGTTTCTGGTTTCAATGAAAAACTATAGACACCAAAGTTATTATCCGTTACCCCCGTATAATACTTCAATGGTTGTTCGTAACTGAGCATTAAATTATCGGCGTCTATGATTGTATTATTATTAAATTTCATGGTAATTTGTTTTATTGGTTCATATTTGTATACGTCATCACTAACAGCCATAAAGAACATTTCCTTGACAGGGTTTTTAAAGTTAAGCATACCAGTTTTTCTATATTCACCCGGTTTAAATTTAAATTGAGACACTTGGAGTTGGGTTATAACGTATTCTATGGGACGTGAAAGTAAAAAATTCTTTTCGTCTTCGGTGATAAAAAAGAAATCTGTCACGAGAGAAACTTTTTTAATTGAGGACGAAATATCCGAAGGTGGTTCGGATATCGTACCACCTGTTCTCATATATGATACAGTGACGTCTTCAAGTTTTTTAAACTTTATACGTACTTCGACGAGTTGTTTTGTTAATGCACATACAGGTATAGCTAAACTTGGGTTTCTAAAAAAATAAAATGGTAAAAAGACGTTGTAATCCCAATCGTACGTTACGTCTATATA